CCGTATGCCCGTAAGGCGAACCTGGAACAGACATTACAAAGATATCTCCGGCTTTAGCAATTACGCCGTCACCTTCATAGATAATATCAAGTCCTTGTGCTTTAGCAGAATCAAGTAAATCAATCGCATTCCCATTAACTATTTTTCCAGTTGCTTCATACATCACTTTGGCTACTAAGTCCCAACATTGCCATCCGTACCAGCCGTCGAAGTTAACACCGATGTTATTATCTGCTAAATTTCTTACATAATCAATTGCTTGTTTTAAAGTAAACATCTAAATTCCTCCTTAAAAAAATACCCCGCCAAATAAATGGCAAGGTATAAGTAAAAAACCACCCACAAAATTGTGAGTGGTTAGATATGATATGCTTATAATAATTTGGTTGGGCGGCGTATCCAACATCTCAGGTACCATTACTGGTGCGTCAGGTGCCTTTCTGACCTCAAACTATTATTCATTACATCCATAATATACCATCTTATTTACTCACTGTCAAACTTACGAATTCGACCATTTTGCAACATTCTTTCTAACTTCGAATCTTTGACATCGTAAAGTGAAGCGACATAAAATTTGTTATTCTTTTGATCTAGCTTCACTGCCACTAAAACATTGTCTTCTAAGGTTTTTATACATTCAAAGCTGGTTCCATGACCATTTCTATTCTTACCGACAAAATTAGGATGACTTAGAATTTCTGGAATGTTTGGAATGTATTTTATCATATCTTTATGGTTTCGCTTTTTCATGTGTTTAGATAAATTCGATTCAGAAACTTCAATTATTTCTACATCACTAACAATTTCTAAATCCGTTTTTATTTTTAAGTCAATTTGTAATGAATACTTCATATCATATCCTCCTATTTTATTATAACATACTTTAATTCATATTTTTCAAATCATTATACCCATTCACAACCGACTCAATGAGTACTCGTTTGCTTTCCTCGTCTAATACGATGCCGTTCTTAGCTAGTTCACTAGATAAAAATTCGCTAGCTTGTTCAAATTTGTCTTGGCTTGCATCGTGCACATCCTTGAAGATTTGTTCGACTGCGTTAACGACTGTGTGAGTGATTGATTTAGCTAGTTCATAGTTCTTAGCATCCGTTTTAGCTTTTAATTCGCTTGCTTTTGTTTGGATAAATTCTTTTAAGCCAGTAAATGCAAGCCCTACTAATACGACTAATACGCTCACGATTCCATTAATGATTGTTGTTTGTAATTGTTCCATAATTATTCAACCTCTTCCTTATTTGTAATTTTCTTAAATTTATTTTCTTGTTGTTGTCGCATCGTTTTAAGATACGGTTTAAGTGGTTCAGGGAATGGCAATCCTAAGGCCTCCCAATTTTCAGCTAATGATACTGCGTAGCTGAAAATAAAAAATAGACATGTTGTAATGCCTATTTCTCGATGCCCTAAAGCTCTAGCGTAAATAGCAGTCACAATAACTACTGCGCAAACCAACGCATGACGTAATAATCCGTTAGTGCTCGTTTTACTATCAAATCGTTTCAATTTAAATGCTTTGATGTAGCCAGACACCACATCAAAGCAAATTAACCAAAACAGGATTTGAATGTATGGGCTGCGCATCAATCCTTGCAAATGCATTGTCAATACATCAAATTCTACATCTAAATTTATCATCTACTACAACTCCATAATTTCTACTACTGTTTTGTATTTTTTGATTTCTTCACGCTTATTTGCGTTGTCTTGCTCTAAACGTTGAATGTCTTCTGAAAGATTTTGAATTTTCTGTTCATACTGTGCTTTCTCTTCATTCATGCGATTAATATCTGCCTGCTTAGTAGTCACTTTCTCTTCTAATGAAGTAATTCTATTTTTAATTTGTTCTAATTCCATATATATTTTCCTCCTTACTTAAATCTTAAAACTAACATTATCAAAACCTAACCAAGATGCGTCGACATTATTTTTTATGACAACACGGCCATCGCTTGAGATACTTAATGCTGCAGTTCCAAAACTGTCATTCATTGCAAAAACATAAAGTTGATCTTTAGGCCTATATTCCTCTGGAAGATTTAGTATTACTGTCTCTTTTGATGTTTTGCCTCCTCTAGCTACTCCTTTGAAAAACACAATGCCATCCACTGTTTTCGAATATCGTACTTCCCCATATTCTGTACGATGTTGCCATCCATTTTGCAAATTTGCAGTCTTCCAACCTGTATCAACTCCTGTGGTTACTACTCTAATCCAATCACTCCAACGATTTGAATCGCACCGACGCATAAAGAATTGATCTGAGTTAAACGGCACATAGAACTGAACACAATATCCATTATCTGCACTATGAGTTATTACATTTACGTACCCATAATTATTAGTTCCAGTTGGACTGTGCTGCGCTGCGAAAGCATGATAGCTTCCAGCGACTCTTAAATTGTTGAGATCGCCATTGTATTTTAACGATTTGCCTTCTCTAGATGTTAAGGCAAATTCCTGGATTGGTTTACCTCGTGACATAATTCCGTCTTCAACATTTAAGCTGCTATGAAACGCTACTGGAAGAAATGATTCAAAATGGTCTTTTAGCTCTGGAAATCCTCCTATAGCTAATCGGTTGTCTCCCCAAGCCATCAATACTCTTGATGAACGTACTAGCAACACGGAATCAACTATGTCACTAAATTTATCTTGTATCATCACTCGAATATTATATGCTTTGGCAAAGTCATAGAAAGCACCACAATCGATTTGTCTATTAATCTTTTCTGTAGACTCGTTTTTAAAAGTAATTGCATCTAACCATCTATTAGCCTTTTTCTCAGAATACTGAATTTTAAGTGTGTATGGATTTTTATTCACACCGTCAATCATTAACGGACTGACGTTAGCAATAACATTAGCCATTATGGTTTTGTTAGTTCCGTTTCCAGTTCTGTTTGCTAAGAAAGCAATAATCCGTGGTGAGTAATAATCCAAAACTTTAACAGTCGTTGATTTAGTGGCTATACGTCCTCTTGAATCCGTCACTTTTGCAGTAACAGTTATCGTCCCTGCTTTATTTGCTGGAAAGTCACCAGTGTTAGAACGCACTATTAAATCATCTACAGTAATTTCTGTAGATACGATCTTTGAGCCGTACACTCCTAAAGCTCCTTCTGCAGTAACTCGCATAATCGATTTATCTTTAATATAGTTTCCTGAAGGAATAGACTCAGCAATTTTTGCATTTCTTTCCACAATGTTTATTGTATTTAATGTTGGAACGATTGATACTGGCACTCCAATGTTTAATCCTTGTTTATATACATCTTCTCCTATTTGGTTGTTATCCTTATATGTGCGAACACATACATCAAGCGCGCCAGTATCGCTGTTTGTAATACGACTGGCATAATCTACTGGGACTGTAAATTGAACATTTGTATCATGTCCTTTTCCTAAATCGACCCATCCGCTATCGTTAACTTTCCACCAAACTTGATGCTTGAAGTCGTTAACTTTTTTATTAATCGTGAGTGTAATTTGTTGGCCGAGCTCTGATACATTTACTGAATCGATGGAACTCGCTCTGGGTATGTTTGTTAATGTAACTGTTCCGCTAAACCAGTCGATGTCTCCTTGATCAGCAACATTAAGAATTCTTGCCCAGATAGTAATACTCTTACTACCATCTTCATTATGTGGTATTGTTAATGTCCCACTTCCAAGAAGTACTCTGTTAGTATTTCTTAAATCAAAACTGACATATTTACTAAAAACTCTCTTGTCATTAATTTCAGCTTCTGCCAGAGATTCGTCATTTAAGTCATATACCCAACCGCTACCTCGTTCCAGCCATAATTTCCATTCAACAGGAGAGTCATTGTTTTCGATGCTATAGCTTGTCTCATTTGCTTCCAATGCTAGTTTGGCATAACCGCTACTTGTATATTTTTCAATTCTAGCCATTTACAGCACCTCCAACATAAGATATAGTTGTAAATTCGTTGTTAAATTTTTCAAAAATGTGGTTAGCGATTGTAACGCTATTCCAGAATGTAGCACTTACAATGTTCATTTGTTGCCCTGACACATACGCAACTACGCGTCCACTATCAATAAATTCCATACGTTCATTATTGATGCGCAATTGTAATTTCTCTCCATTCTTACCAATCAACATGCCATCTTCAGAGATGCTGAAATAAGTTGCAATTGCATTAAGAATAACTTGAGATTGCTCTATATTTAATTCAACAGCTTTAGTCCTTTGTCCAAGACCTTTAATCTCTGCAGCAGTTTCTAAAATACGTTTATAGGACTCTTCCATATTTCCAAAACGACCAGTTAAATCTCTAAGTGTATCTTCAGTAACTGAATTCTTGTTGATGATTTCCATAACTTTTGTAAATTGATTAGCGTGTTCTCTGTTACGCTCTTCAAACTGCTTTTGTAGTCGCTTTAATTCTTCATCATCTTTATCAAGAACTGGCTTCCATTCGCCATTAGAATATATTTTAGGCACTTCTCTCCCTTGGATACTAGTATCTGTCCATAAATCTCCAGCACTTGGGTTAGCTGGTGGTGTTGAACCAATTGATTTATTTACTATAAAGTCCTTAATCACGATTGAATTTCTAGCAATAACATTGCTATTTTCTAGGGCTTCACATATAAATGTAGCCTCTCTATCAACATCGTTTGATGTGATTGTTATTTCTTTTGTGGCATTTTCGTGTAACTTGTTCCATTCGTGATCATTAGTTCCATACTTACTTTCTCTAATCCATCTGAAGTTGAAACGATTAGTCATATCAGTTCCAAGTTTAGAAACCGTTGAGATTAATTTAGTCTGGATGTTTCCATTTTGAAATACAACACCAGAAGTTGATTTTAAATCTAAAACAAAAGGTACAGCAGTAGAATCGAAGACTCTCTCCTGTACCAATTGGCTTAATCTTTGTAATTTCTCATTCATTAGTACTTCTTTACTAATAATGTTTGATATTTTTATACTTCCTATATTTTTTTTAGAAAATGACCTTTTAATTGATATTACTCTAGCAGATATAGCAATTGCTGATTTAAACTCGCTATCAACTATTTCTGCCATTTGACCTATTAATACGTTTGACCCTAATAAATCTAAATCTACTTCGTAAGTAACTTCTGGATACGCTCGTTTTTTTAATTGCTTAATAGTCTCTTCTAAAAGCCGTTCCTTTGTTTTAGCTTGACTTTCATAATTACCAACAATGTATCCTCCAGAAGTAGCATTATTTCGTTTCCATCGTTCATTCTCCACTGTGTCATATAAAACACCATCAGAACCTAAGCGATATCTGCCATCATTGTATTGGTAATCTACTAATGTTATACCTTCAGCTCCAACACTTCGAATAGCTGTTGCTAAATTTTCTATGTTAGTAGTTTTTTTGATTTTTGTTACGTTTGTTCCGTATTCTAATCGAATAATTTTATTAGCGTTATATTTCTTGTAGAAGTTAATTAATTTTCTATGAGGTTTATCATGTAACATTTCGACAGAGTAAACTAGCTCTACATCGAATTCTTTTGCTAAAGTTCTTAATCTCTTTGTTGTTGTTTCGAATTGTTCGAATTCTAATTTTCTAGTAGTTTCAGTAACCTCATTAATGCCAATTTCCCATCCAGAATCGAAAACAAATTTCGAGACATAATACTCTAGTTTTTGGGATTGTTCGGATTTAAAAGGAGGTAATGTTTCTCCTAGTAAATCTAGTCCTGCATCCTCTGCAATTATAATCTTTGTATCATGATCTTCTTCAATTCGTGTAATTTCAAAGCAACGAGTGATTTCGTCGTCTTTAACAAATAAATAACAACCTGCAACGACATTAGCAATTGAGTCATGGGTTTTATCTACTTTAAATTCGTAAATACCAATTCCAGTATCTCAATCTTGTTCAAACATGTCATCGTATGCGATTAACTCTCCAATAGAACCAAAGTGAAGCTGGCAAATTTTATTGTACTTTCTATCTGTTACAGTAATCATTGCCATGCCTCCTTAAATTTTGCATCTATGCTAATATTATTATTTGGTTCAGTTAAAATGCCAATCTCTGTCTGACCTACGTTTAAATCAAACCAAGAACTACTCATGTTTACATATTTTTCCGTTCCGTTAATTGTTAATTGTTTCTTTCTGAAATCGAACACTACAACATCATTTGGTTTAATGACTACATTTCCAGTTTCGTGGCCGTATTGAACATATTTGCCATTTGGATGGATGAAACTAATCATTTTGTAATTTTCGCCTGAAGTAAAACTAAAAAGAGGTGCAGTTGGTAGCACCCCTTGATTATCAAATGTATAAACGATTTGACCTTTATTTGTTCCTCTAGTAGCAGTCTTCTCAATTTTAGATAATCCTTCGAATGAGAATGTTACTTGTAATTGAACGATGTATATATTTTCGTGCTTTGTAATCGAACTAACGTTGAATTTGAAAGCTGTATAGACACGTTTTAGTGATGTATCTGGTTCAAAATCAACATTTTCTTGCATAATCCATCTATTAAAGTGGTCCAAATCTGTCTGTTTAGTCGTATGAATATGAATTTCAAATGTTTTCACTTGTTCTTTTCGTTCATAGCTTTTCTTAAAATATGAACTTCCATTTTCACGTCGCTGAATTGAATTATTGCTTTCGGAGAAGAAGAGGCGTTCATATTCTGCCACTACTACTCGAATTGGTAAGTCCGTATTTTTAACATGATTAATACTCATTTCAAACCCAATCACAGAATCACTCCTCTCGCTCTCTCAGCATGTCTTTCTTTCATTTTCATCTTTCTGATAATCTCTTCAGCTAATTTAGTAGCTAATTCCATTACATCTTCATCATTTCTCACAATTAATTCATGAGGATAGATATTAATATTCACTCCTCCAAATCCATCTAAATGTGATGCTATTCCACGTCCAATTCCAGATAATGTACGATCGTTTAATGGAAGGATAGCTTCGTTCCCTGCTTCTCCTCCAACCATTAAATTGTTTCCATTTTGCCCAAAGATAGTTGGTTTTGTCATAATCCCACCTTTGGCATACCATTCGATGCCAATACTTGGCAATCCACCACTTAACCAATCTAATGGATTTGGAGAACCGCTAATACTGAAATGTGGCAATGGGATATGAGGCCAACTAATTTGGAAGTTGAACAATCCTTTAATAGCTTCGATAGCGCTACTTACTGCATTGCGTGCACCGTCAATTGCACCGGATATAGCACTCTTGATTCCTTCCCAAATACTAGATGTCGTTGACAGGATTCCATCCCATACTCCAGAAATAATAGAAGCAATTCCGCCCATTAATGAACTAACTGTTGATGTGATAGTCCCAAGAATAGTTGATGCCACATTTGATAATGTGTCCCATGCTCCTGACCAATCGCCCGTTAAAACTTGTAAGACAGCTTGAACAATTCCTAGAATCACATCGAGCGCTCCCTGAATGTATGTAGTAATTACAGTCCAAACTGTTTGGATGTAAATTGAAATCCCATCAAATACCCCTTGGATGAATGGAGCTAAGAATGTTAATACTGTTTGGATAATCGTTGATATAACGTTCCAAACTGTCTCGACTACTTGTTGAATACGTTGTTGATTCTCTTCCCACCACGCTACTAATGAGCCAAATATGTTTTGAATAAATGTTGAAACAGAACTTACAACCGTTTGGATAATATTCTGTATTCCATTCCATACAGAATCTACAGTAGAACCTAATCCAGGGAACATTTCTTCCAGCCATTCAACAATAGAACCAAAATTAGTTACTATCGCAGTTGCTATTGCAATTCCACCAGCTACTGCTCCGATAATAGCGACTATAGGAAGCATACTAGCTCCTAATGTTGTTATAGCTATTCCTAATGCAACAATAACAGGTGACAGTATGGCTACTACTGCTAATATTCCGCCTAAGACAACAATAAATTGTTTAATCGGGCCAGGAAGATTCTTAAACCAATCTGCTAATTGCTTAACTGCAGGAATGGCTACATCCATAATTGGTGCAATTGCCTCAGCAATTGAAGCACCAATCTCAGCTAATGCTAATTGTACTGCATTAAATTTTTGTTGTTGCTTATCAATTGGGTCTATTGTAGCTTCAAATGTTTTAGCTACTGTTCCACTAGCGTCTTTTGCAGTTCCGGATAGATTTTTAAGTGAAAAAGCGCCACGTTTTATAGCATCTACCATGCGAGTAGCACCTTTGCTTCCAAAAACATTTGAGGCTTCCGTTAATGCTTCTGTAGAACTAGAAGCATTTTTTATTTTATCGATTGTCTCTTCTAATCCTTGAGACAATGTTTTGCCATCTTTCGCATAAGCAACAGCTGCTTTACTCATACTAGATAGAGCCGCACCTGAATCTACCCCAGCTTTTTCTAGGGTCCCAATTAACGTTGCTGCCTCATCAAACGACAACCCTAATTCTTTGATTTGAGGAGCTCCTGAAACCATTTTAGAGAATAGTTCATCTACAGATACACCTGTCCCTTGTGCAACATAAGCGACTGTATCTAATGTGCTTGATAAATCAGAGGCAGATAGCCCGTATGCTTCTATTGTTTTCTTAGCGTTAATAGTACTTGCCGTAATATCAGAATCGTTAATTTCAGCAAACTGAATAATGCTTCTAGAAGCTTCTTGTAGTGCATCGTCAGTAAGTCCAAATTGTGTATTAACTTCACCTATAGCCGACCCTACTTTTTCGAAGGAGTCTACTGGCAGGTCTACAGCTAACTGATCATAGATTTTTTTAAATCCCTCTATCGCTTCGTCTGTGGTTGCTCCAGTTTTAGTGATAATGATGTCGAATCCGGAGTCAACATTGCGGAAGGCCTCTTGAGTGTTCTTCCCAAACTCAAGCATTGATTGCCCAGCTTGAGAAGCTACTTGAGAAGCTTGTTGTAAATTACTCTGAGATAATAACTTATTAGTTTTTTCTGCAGAATTTTGAGAGACTTCCCCAACTCCTTCAAGTTCTTTCTTAACATTTTGGATGCTTCCGCCATCATCAAGCTTATCTAAAGCCTCTCTTAATGAATTCACATCAGCTTTTCCGTTTGATGCTTCTTTAGCCATCAATTCTAAGGCTTTTTCCATATCTTTACTTGAAGCCTTACCATTCTTAATAGAATCGGTAAGTTTATCTCCAAGAACATGTCTATATGCTTCAATATCTTTTCCAGTCGCTGAAAAGAATTTTGATAGACGATCTGTAGCTTTTCCTAAATTATCCTGTTCTTTACTTAAATTGGTTAATTGAGTCTTATAGTGTGTTAAAGTACTCTCTGTAGTTTCTAGCTCTCGTTTAAACGCACGATAGTTTTCTTCACCAATTTTCCCAGCTTTAAATTGTTCTTCAACTTCCGCCTGAGCGTTTTTTAAAGTGGTTAATTTTTCCTTTGTGTTTTCAATCTGCTTTGTAAGTAATGTTTGTTTTTGAGTGATTAATTCGATACTGGCAGGATTAAATTTCAAAGCTTTGTCTACTTGGCGCATTTCGCTAGCAGTGCTTTTAGCTACTGTGTTCGCCTTTTTTAACGCTTGTTCAAGCGGTTGTATATTCCCTTGCAATTCAATAGTAATACCTTTGATATTCCCAGCCATCTTCTCACCCCTTTCAAATAAAAAAGGCTACTGTTTTCAGTAGCCTAAAAATTATCAATATCTTCTTGTGTTGCTTTTCGAGTTTTAGTTTCATTCTTAGATTGCGAGTGAAGATTAACATAGTCAGTTTGGAAGTCTAGTGCTCCTCCTACAGTTAAATACTTCAATTCATCAATCGATAGCCCGCTTTCCTTACAACATAGAATGAACGTTTCAACTGTGAACGTCTCTTCACTAGCGTTATCGCTAGAATCTACTTTTTTTTAGTTACAAATGAAGCTTCAATTAATGAAACAATCCCGACAACAATATCTTCAAATGTTAGATCAGAATACTCACTATAAAATTCTAAAAAACTTGGAACTTCCGGATTTGCTGTAAAAGCAAAAATCCAAAAGAATCTGTAAAACAATTCTGTATCGAATGCTTTAATAGATTCATCCGACAAATTATCAAAAGAAAAAGATTTCTTCCCTTGAAACGCTTTTGCGATTGCAAATAATTCTTGGAAGAAATCTTTATTAAATTGCTTCTTATATGCTAGTGGTGTAAATGCATTGCTCTCTAGCACGATTTTCTTTGTTCCTACTTCAATTGTTTTTTTCATTATGATCTCCTTAGTTTAATTGGTTAATTTCATCAAAGAACTTGTTGTACACTTCGTTTGAAGTTGTTACGTTTGTTTTATATCGCACTACTTTATCTGTAGGACGTGGGCTTGCTGTAAATTCTAGTTCGACTGTATTAACGTTCGCTCCGTCTTTTGTTTTAGTTCCAAATTTAGGACGTTTAACAGACACTTGTGGCAAACAGAATCGTGTCGCGTGTTTATCCCCTTCCATTTGGAATAATAAAGCAATTGGATTGCTTTGAGCGGTACTTTTTTCAACAGTTAATTCTCCTTTTTTCTCCAGCCCATTAACATATTCATCAAATGCTTCTGTGGTATTATAGAATGTCATCTTTCCTGTGTATCCGTCATTGGATTCAGATACATAATAGTCAATGTTATCCGCTTTTAATTTAATATCTGTGCTGATAGGATTCAATTCTAAATCCACAGCTCCAGCTAGTTTTTCAGGTTTAGAATATTGAATTGTTCCAGTAGCTAGTGTTGTTACTTTACTCCAATGGACATTTTCTAAACCAAATGTAATTTTGTTTTCAACTTTATTCGGCGTTTGTGTTTGTTCTGCACCCATTTATAAATCTCTCCTTATAATGATATTTGATATGCTAACATATACATTCTCTCTTCTTTTAAATAAGTTTCTTGGAATGTATACGTTAGCTTATTTTTGTTAAATAGTTCTTTTAATTTATCTTCTAATGATAAATCTTTAAATTCTGAATAGACTTCTATAATCACATCTTTACTAATATGAAGCGTAGCATTGTCTGCATTCTCATGTTGTTCTGATGGATTATAATAGATGATATAAGGAAGGTCAGGAGCTTGCCCTTCCTGAAACATATAGTATTGGACAGGAAGTTGTAGTTGCTTAAGCTGTTTATATAATTCCTGTAATGTCATCATTTAGGTTCCTAACCTCCTTCTAATTTCTGATTCAAATTCTTTAATAACTTCACTTTCAATTTCTTTAATGTGTGGTTTTGCTCCAACGTCTCGACCACCATTTCTACGCGCATGTCCGAATTCTAACAAGTGAGCGATGCGATATTCTTTAGGTTGATAAATAACTCGTTCTCCACGCTTATTTAATTTGCTATCCCAGTCATCACCGTAATCGCCTGTTCTCTTTGGAGATGCACCTTTTAATTTAGCAACCGTCTTATCAGCTAAATCATCAACTATTTCCCCAATTTCTTGGGCGACTTCTTCATTGAAATTTGATAAAGCTTTTGCAATTTCAGATTCCAGATTATAGCTCATACTTATCTCCAACCAATTCTTCGCATTGTAATTCCATTAATTCTCCATTTTCTGGCTTGAATGCTCTTCGGATAACGTACTTGATTCCATCGCATTCTAAGAATGATTCATGTTCGTACTCGAACCATCTAACTTGCACTACGAATACTGGCTTATATCCAAATTGAGCTCCATAAAATAACATGCTATTAGTTACGCTTTTTTCAGTAGCTAAGACTTTGCGTTTACTTAATTCTTTAATTGGATTCCCGATGTCATCCGTTTGATTAATTCGCTTTTTGATTAAGACAATCTCTTTATTCCACATCAATATCACTCCTTAGATTTTCTATTAGTAGATTGTTTAGGCGATACTGTAAATGTTTTGGCATTAGAATATTATTATCACGATTGTCGTATCTAAATGCTGAGTAGTCGATTAAGAAATCCATGTGATCATATCGATTTGTATCAAGTTTAATCTTCTTTTGTTTTTTAATCTCATCCTGTACTGATAAAATTAAATGGTTTAAATACTCATCTCTAAATGCTCCGCTAATCCCTAGCTTAGCTTTCAGAAGAGCTAGTATCTGTGTCTGTTCCATTATTATCATCTCCTTCTGTCTGTTGGATGAAAATAACTCCAGTTGTATTATCAGTAGTTGATAGTTCTATTAGTCGTGCTTTACTCACTTTTCCTTGAGCAGGATATACATCTCCGCAATTATAAAACCGACCGTTCGGAAATTCTTCTGAACAGTCGGTCATGTCAGCAAATGCACGAATTACTTCGTACGTCATAGTCTACTCCTACACAGCGTCAGTGTATGTTACGAATACACCTGAATCTTTGTCAGTTGCTTTTGTATCAAAGCGTGAGAATAGTCCTAGTGTTTCTCCATATAATTCATGTGGAGTCCAACGTACCGTTGTTTGTGTTCTGTCGAATAATGTTACGAATTCAAAAGCATCACCAATAAATGCTTTCATTTCGCCTTCACTACCTAACAATTCATCTGGAATAGGGAAAATAATTTTGTTTTTGAATTTATAACCTGTTGGAGATGTTGGATCAGGCTGTAACATATAACGGCCTTGTTTGTCTTTCACTTTGTCTAATGCAGCAAACATTGAATCTGTCACAACTAAGATGACATCATATACTGATGAAACTTTCTTGTTGATAATATCTTTTAATCCGTCGAATCCGCTCGCGCTTTCTGGTTTTGCAGTTTTAAAGATTTCTGCAATTGCATAGTTTTTAGTATTTACATCTTGGTTTGCAGCATCTTCTTCAACTAACCCCATAATGTCATAAGTAGCATCGTCAATCATCTCTTGTGAAACTGATAATTGGCCACGATATGTTTTTACAGACCAATCAATTGGAGTTACTTTTGGTTTTCCTAATTCTGGATTTTTTTCCAACTCTTCTACAGTGTTCATTTTATTTTTAGATTTGCTAATTACTGCATATTTACCAGAAGCTGAATTTACTTTAACCACTCGAACTAATTTCGATAAATCTACATTACGTGTTTTTTGAAGTTGCGGTTTCAACACTTCAACAGGAATTAATGCTCCTCCATCCACAATTTTTAATCCGTCACGTTTTTCTCCTTTTGTACGGATATAATCATTTAATGCTTTTCGTGTTTCAACTTTATTAATTTTTTCCATGTTTCTTTTATTCTCCTTTTCTGGTTCCTTTTCTTCTAATTCCTGTAATTCTGTTTCTAATTCAGAGATTTCTTTTTCTAAATTTTCTTTTTCTTGCTTCTTTGAAGTTAACTCAGATTGAATCTCTTCAATTTGTGTTTCCACATCGTTTAGATCTTCTTCTGTTTCGACAGCTTCGATAGCAGATTCAACCTCTTCTGAACGTTTCATTAATGCTTCTAATTCAGCATTAATAGTTGATAACTTTTTATTACGCATAGCGATTTTTTGTTTAATTAATAACCCTTTATTTTTCATTTTTTCAATTTCTCCTTTAGTATTTTTTTTCTAATGTTTAGTTCCTCTTTCTTATACTCGTCATAACTTTTCTTTCTGGCATAAATTTCAGTTTGTGGATAAGCAGGGAATGTACAAGGACTGACTTCCAGAAGTTCCATATCTTTAATGATTTTGAGTACTGTTCCATCTTTTCTTTCGACAATTTCAAAAGCTAATTCAATAAATCCAAAGCTACAACCATTTACATCCTGTCTTTCAATTCTTGCATGAGCTCCAATTGCGTCTGGATCTGCGTTATTAATCTCGCAGTCTCCAAACAGTCCAATATTATCGGATTTCAATTTTAGAATTCCGTTTCCAGTGCGCCCTAAACAAATATTTGTATCATGATTAAATAGAGCTCTAACATCTGGATTACGCTCTAAAGCTTTATCTACAGCCTCCTTTTCAATCATTTCAAAAAATCCGTCCCAAAGTTCGGTTTCAACTCCGTATTTAATGAAATATCCCTCAATGAATTTTTTTCCGTTTTCATCACTACGAGTTTTAAATTGAGTAGTGAGATAACTCTCTCTTTTATTCATCATTCTCACCACCTTTCAATTTCTTTTGTTTATCTAAATCATCTTGATGTAGATAATTTTCCAAAACAATAATGTCTTCCATTTCAGGATCTGGAACTAATCCAATCCAATCTCGAAGTTCATTTCTTCTCATCGCCGCTAACTGAACCATCTGACTTCCTGCTGAAACTAGTTCAGTAATGTTGTACGAATATAATGACCTTGGATTGAATTTGAAATATCTTTTAGGACTGATTAACAAGTCTCTTGTTAACGTCTGTGCGATTATTTCTGCAATCGATAGAATTCTCGTGTTAATGAACGTGTTGTATTCTTCTTTATCAAATTCTCCAACGCCCAAATAAAAAGCCGGCACTCCAAATAGGCCAGCAATTGTCTTTTTATCAATTTCAACAGATTCATTAATCGCGATGTCTTTTAGAGTCAATGGTTTAACTTGGTCAACTCTCATCATCTCCGCTGGAATAATCCACGGTTCTCCAGCATTTGTAGTTTTTAGATAACTATTCATTATGGCTTCACGGCCTTGTTGATTCGTTAATCCATCAGCATCCCCATTGACACTCACTATTACACTAGGAATGTTTTTATTTCGCATAAAACTATTCTTCGTTTTATTCGCCTGCGTAAGATTCTTAACGACGTCTCTAAGAAGTGCTTTGTATCCTGTCCCAATGTATGGTCTCTGTTCATCAGGATTAATTGTAAAATGTACGACTTCATCAGGATTCAACCTTACTGAGCCATAGCGAATATAATATCCGCCATCTTCCTCATCAATAAACTCAACACTCCGCATATTCAACGGCATTAAATCAGCAATAAAGTCTGTACCACTAATCAGCTTAACGTGGACTACTGCATTCCCATCTCCGTTCAACAACAAGTCTCTAACAATTCTAGAAACCCATGTTTTACGAGTCATGTACTTATACGGATTAATATCAATTTTTCGAGATAACTCATCTCGTACTCTTACGTCTCCTTTATCCGAATTCTCCATCAAATGAATGGTCATGTTAGATACTAAATCCGCAATCTTATCAACAGCAATCACAACATCAGGATGCTTGTTTAGAGGGATATAAGTATCGTCTTGTGATATTAAGTTTTGCCATTCAAATGGAGACATAAAGCCTACTTGTGGCAAAACATTTTTATTTCTTTTATTCCAAAAATCGAATAATCCCATTTTTAATCTCCCTTCAATCCAAAGAAATCTTTTGCACGACTTGCTTTGTTATCACTTTCTTCTAGCATTTGTACAGTTGCGAAAACAGTCGCGTCGAAAAGATCAATACGCTGTGTCCCACCGTCACCATCGGCCTTTTCGTATTGAATCATGTCGTCCGTTTTTTCAATCGCACGAACATTTCCAACGCAATATTCAAACGCCTCACTATGCGCATAATAGAATTCCTTGTTTTTTACTTTCATTTCAATTCGTCTAAAGCCTTCTGATTTTTTCCAAAAATACTGTGGTTGGTCAACCATTCTAAATTTGTTCTTCTTCATCTTGCTAACGAATTCTCTACCAAACTTTCTATCAAATCCGACACTTCGAATATTAAATCCAAGCTGTCTCATTTGAATGAACCATTTAACGACATCGTCATACAGGACAGTCTTCGTATTACTCATCGTTAACCATCCGTCATCCTTCCATCCAAACAATGGAATTCCATCGTCTTCCGCTTTTTCTTTTGCAGACGCAATAGGAAAGAATGCATGGGTTACTGTTATATCTATTTTCTTTCCTTCGTGTTCGTACTCTCCAACTAACGAGGCAGCTGTCAAGTCATGCATTTTAGAAAGGTCAGCACCGCCATACCATTTAATTGGAAGTTTAGCAAGTTCTTCAATAGTCCAATTGTATTGCTCATCACTGGCAATGAATTCATCAACGTTAAAGTAAGTATTCATCGAATTAGTAAACACATTCAATGTTGTATTAAAGAATTCCATTCGAGTTTGTGGATCGTTAAGTGCCATCAAAGCTTCAGCTCTTAACTCTTCGATTGTCACTGTCACCCCACATGACGGATTAGCCATTCTTAACGTTTTATCTGAAATGTAATCAATTGGCATTCCGTCTTTATCTTCATTCGCTTTGCAAATAAAAATAAATAACTCATCATTCTCAATACTTTGCTCAAGAACTTTCTTGCAGTACTTCAATCGATTAGCTAAGAATCCATTTGGAATATCTCCTGCTGTACTAATAATGAATAACAACTTATTACGATAAGCACTTAATGTTTTTTTCATTTTTCCGTACTTCTTAGAGTTACGCATTGTGTGTGCCTCATCTAATATAATGAAGTTTCCATTCAACGCATCTAATCTAGATTCATCATTAGCCAGCGCTTGTACAAAAAAAGAGCCTTCCTTACCAAATTCACCAGTAATGGAATGCTCTGAATTATTATCTTTAATGCTGATATGTTTATCATGCCAACGGTCTACATTAAATCGCATAAATCCAAACGCTTCTAATGACTGCCTAATTCCAGCCGCTACAATGTAGCACTTAGACGAACTCTTACGTTCCATTAGTGATCTACATAGAGCAAGCGAGGCAGTGAAAGCTGTCTTCCCTTGTTTACGTGGAATAAAGACTAAAGACTCTTTAAATCTAGTCTCTATAGTGCCCGTCTTATAGAATCCTAGCAGATTTACTACAATAAACATTTGCCATTCTTGTAATTGCATTGGTTTGTTACGAAGACTAACCGCGCTAACATCTTCACCTTGATAGTGAACTATCACATTCTCAATGAAGTTAACAGCAATGTTAATTGCTTCCTCATTTAGATAAAATTTCGGACTTTCTAAATCTCTTAAAAATCGTTTAGCTTCAAGTATCTTTTCATCGCAGGAATCTATTTTTCCATCAATAACATCGTTCGCATAGTTGATAGCTCTCTGAACATATGGATTCATCGCTTACCACCAAGTTTGTTCATGATATCAATAATGGACGAATCAGTGTCTTGAGCAATAATTTCTCCAAGCGACTTTGGATTAAGCATGAGTCTGTCTGAGTATGTTAAAATATCACGTCTTAACGTTTCCATCACATTGACCAGTGGAATCTTCCTGTAGTTTTCCGCTCCTGCTTTATTTACATAAATTTCAGCCACTTCATAATCACGCTCAGCATGTTCCTGTTCGTACTTCGTGTACTGAAATAACAAGCCTGCATAGATGTCTATCAACGACTCATATTCCTTCCTGTACGTTCCAAGACTTTTCATCTGTTTTACAGTGGCTTTTTTCATTGTTAGTTTTGTAATAGGTCTTGCCAAAAGTCGTCCTCCTTCCCGATATAGCCTAGATTTTATCCCCTTTTTTCAAATTTACCGCGCGGTTGGAAAAAGTTCCTTTCCTCGGTTTCCGAAGCTCAAAAAATTTTTATCGAAGAGGTGGCGGGGATGAATAAAATTTTTCAAATTCTCGTTTTTTTCTCTTTTGCCACTCTTTTCCTTTTTTCGTGATTTCGTCCGTATTACGATTATGCATCTTATTGTGTTGGATGTTCGATAGTGCTACAAGATTCCAAGCTACGAATTCTAATTCCGGATATTCTCTCACAGGATATATGTGATGAACCATTTCTGCTGGAACTGATTGTCCGTATCTTAGTGACTCTTGACATCGATAACCATCACGAGACATCACATAATTTCTCAACCTTTTCCATCGAGATGTATTCAATGTTTTTCTAACCATCTCCTACCTCCCTTCTAGGAATTATTCCCTTTGAATTAAACATATCTTATATTCTGTTTAATTCATGATTCTGATTATTTATTTGCTATATCAATGTTTCTAATTCAATCTCAAAACGAACTAACAGTTTCCTCATTATGTTTAGTTGATAATTACAAGCCAAAATTTGTCATCACTTTATCCTGTTGGTCTTGTCGAATTCCAATATATTTCAAAGTGATTGCAGGACTTGAGTGATTGAATAGTTCCATCAATGTAGCAACATCTTTATTCTTTTTATACTGATGATAACCGAAAGTTTTTCTCATCGTATGAGTACCTACATTATCAATTCCACATTCGTCAGCAGCTATCTTAATAATTAAGTATGCAGTGCATCGGCTGATGTGTTGATTCTTTCCGTTTCGACTTTGAAACAGATAATGATGTAGTGGTTTTCCTTTGATGTACTCTCGAAGTTCTTTTTTTAAAACAGGTGGCATTTTTCTTTTTAGTTGTTTGCCTGTTTTCAATTCTTTAGTTTTGATGTACCAACCTTGTACATCCTTCACTCTGAGATTGATGATATCGCTGATACGTAATCCGGAATTAATTCCAAGTAAGAACATCATGTAATTACGTTCATTCCATTCTCTTAAATAATCCTTCATCGCTTGAATATCATCTTTATCTCGAATGGGCTCAACGTAATTCATTGCATTCTCCTTTCGATGAAAAATAAGAGCGTACAGTTTAATGTACGCTCTTGCTTTTGATATTCGTTAATAGTCGTCCACGCTATTAACATGTATACACCTTTTTCAGGACTGGCTTCGCTTGTTGTTTCCGCAATCAAGCTACTTTATATCTCTATCCACTTTTTCTATAATAACATTATAACTCAGTTCAACTCTTTTTAAATCACAACTTAATCTCATAATTGTCCCAAATAATCAATCAAATCATTTATACCTACAACTTCTTTTCCTTTTCTATATCTCAAAGTAGAGCCATTATTATAATACTCGGCAAACTGTAATCTTGCTCTATCAAGTAATCTATAGAATTCAGTAGATGAATACCCTAAGTCCATATATATTGCAATATTACTAACATTGTTCTTGATGTATCTTTCAATAAGAACTTGCCTAAGATATGGATCGAGTATTTTATTTATAGCACTATCAACCTTATCAATAAGTTCTAGTGCTTCCTCTTGTCTAGTCATATGATCTTCAAGTGGGTTTCGAATAACGCCTGTATAACATCTTGGCTCAAATGAATACGTTGGTGTAATCTTACTAACATATTTTTCTCCAGCTATAGCCTTTAAAGTCTTATACTGCTCGAGTATTATAGTTGCGGCCTCGATTGTGGCTTTTTCATCTTGCTTCATTTAACTCCCCCTTAAAATGGTAAGTCGTCCTCACTGAATTCAATCACTTCATTCGATTGAGTGTTTGGAATAGAATTGTTCTCTCTAGCTTCAGTAACTTCTTTTGATTCTAGTAGCGCGAAGTTTTCAACAATGACTTCAGTGACATACACTTTTCGACCATCCTTTTCATAATTTTGAGTTTGGAGTCTTCCTGCGACTCCAATTAGTGAACCCTTACGCGTAAATTTAATAAAAGCTTCTCCTGCTTTCCCCCACAGAATACATCTAATAAAATCTGATTCGCGTTCTCCATCTCCGTTTTTATAATTTCTATTTACAGCTAAACTAAATCTAACGAATGTTTTTCCTGTCGATGTAAATTTTATTTCCGGATGGCTTGTTAATCTTCCTGTGAGTGCAACTGTATTAATCATTACTGCATCCTCCTAAATACTTCTCGTGAGCTTTCAAATCGCCTTTTAAAATTCGGCTCACTCGTTTGAATTCTTTAATTGCTTGAGACCTCATAGGCTTAATTCCGTCCTTACGTGCCTCGTCTGTTTCTGGAATGTAATAACCAGTTCTTCCATTCCGTTCTCCGATGATCACAATTCCGTATCGATTAACTAGCGTATCAATTACTTTCTTAACTTTACGTTCCGATAGCTTAGTAATACTTGAGATATCCACTCGGTTAATTCGTCGAGTATCACTCACTGGAATCAGTCTTAATACCATTCGTTCTTCTGGACTCATTCTTTCCATTATCCAAGCTCCTTTAAGTCGAAAATCTGTTGTAAAACATTATCTCGTTCTTCTTCATTCAATCCGCCGATGACATCGTTTGTAATTGGTGTTCTAAAATCTATATCCCAATTACCATTTTCATCAAACCTTAATACCGCAATTTCAATTCCAAAGTAAATATAGTTTAGTTTGATTACACTTGCACCGTACCCGTTAGGAAACTTGTAAATAGTCTGTGGATGCCCTAAATCATTTTGTTCTTCGATATATTCTTTGAATTTTTCACTATATATTAAATCCATTTAATCTACCTCCATTCTTTTAAAGAACTCTTTAATTTCTTCAATTTCTCTCGCGTTTTCCTTAACCTTTATCATAAACGGTTGCCCCATGAGGTGGATGTCTACTGATTTTCCTGTTGAATCTTCCATTGATACCATACTTACTACATAGTGTGGATTTATACATACCGTTCTTTTGAACGAGATGTCATAGCATGTAATCATCTACTCACCTTCCACAAACAGTTCAATGATTTCATCCCCAAATAATTCAATTGCACGTTGGGCGTCTTCTTCGTTTTTGAAAAATCCAAATAGTTGGAAATGGTTACTAGTACCTGTGTAAAAAAGTAATAACTTTATTTTTTCTGAAAACGAAATAAAATATTTTCTATCTCTGTGGTTTTTCCAATCAGGTTTCCAATCCCCGTTGTATTCATCTCTGAATGCTCTAAATCGTGTAAGTAATTTTCTGCGTTTTGATTCTAGTTCGGATGCTTGTCCGGTTGGAAAGATATTGCCTTGATTAAAAATGTCAAAAGAACCCCTTCTACAATCCCAATAACTAGAAATTATTTCTCCGTCTGAATCCAAAATGCACACTTCATCCCCATATTCATACGGGCATTTCATTTCCCATGTACCTTCCGCTTTCTTAGAAGTTTGAATATCAGCCAATACTTTTGCTAATCTATCTACAAAATCAACAGCCCCTTTTTGAAGTGCATCAGCTGCCTTCGACAATTCTTCCAACGAATTTACGTCTTGTTTTTTATCTTCCATCGTTATTCACTCCTCTATCATCTTTTCGATTTCTTGAACCGTTTCTTCGACATAAACCGTCTCTCCAAAAATGTTCAATTTAGTAAATCTATCTTTTTTATCCTCAACCCAATTCCCACGTTTAAACAGACCTTCTTGTTTCCATTCTAGAATTCCTACATCTTTCATATAACCAATGGCGTGTTTAGATACTTTTATTTTTCTTCCATTGCTACGGCTTGTTAGTTCAATGAACATTACTTATTCCTCCTGTTTTTTCAGAAACTTTTCGAATTCTTTAGCGTCCATTTTGATTACACTTCTAATTTCTTTTTCTTTTTCATGTCCTGCAACTGCACCAGCAAATAATGTTACGATGGAAAACGCAATATGAATTCTGCTAATCCCAAACACATTAAGCATTAAAATCGTGTATGTTATGATTTGCCAAAATATTACCCATAATTGATTTGTTTTCATTACTTACTCACTACCTTTCGAATTAAATTGACTTTAACTATATGACCATCAATCCCATGTTCTGTCATAAAAGTTTGTGCGGAAAAATAATCCTTAAAAATCATTGTTTTATTCTGTGTAGGCTTGAATTGATGAAGTTTAATTGGATGATTTTTATCTAAGTATCCGGTTAGTGTCGTATAGTCCGCAATTCCTGAAAAATACATATTCATATTTTTAATTACAAATGCCATACTCTCTCTCCAATTCGGCCATGATCTCTATATGGCTCCTAATTTTTTTCATAATGTCGCTATGTGGTTCGGATGTTTGGTAAGTGGCTATTATTACATTATTTCTGTCTTCAATTAGACGGAAGCCGTATAGCTTCTCCAGTTGGGCCACTTCCAACGCTTGCCAGATAGCCTTATCTTTCTGTTCCTTCTGCTGCTCGATGTATGCTGCTGCATATGGAAGATGTTTATACAGGCTCATTGCCTTAATGTTTTTCTGGCATTGTTTAGCTTCCTGCAGCATAACCATTACAGCTATTGTAGTCCTTAAGCCTTCAGACTTCATAATCTTTTCGAACTCTATCGCATTCAGTGTCATTTAAATTCCTCCACAAAGTCCATACGAGATTTGAAAAATTTGAAAGTAGAATCCATCAAATCTCCTTCCCTGTTCTTCTTGATTGAGAATTTAACTCGTTGATAGCCTTCATGATTGGCTTCCGTTTCTTCGTTGCTCAAGAACCCGACTACATTCGAATCTTGCTCAATAGAACCAGATTCTCTCAAATCACTTAGTACTGGTGACTTATCTTGGCGCTGCTCAACTCCTCGTGATAGCTGCGATAGGATAACGATAGGAACTTGCTGCTCGTTGGCCAAATTCTTTAATTCGCGTGTAATCTGCTCAATCTGCAGCCTTCTGTCACGATTGTTGTTGACTTTAATCAGCCCTACATAATCAATGACGGCCAAGTATTTACCTGGCGCTTGTCCTGCAGCTCGTTCTTTGATAATTCCTAAGATATGGTTCAATTCAGACACTGTGTCATATACTTTCAAGTCTTTGTGTTTAAAGTATTCGATAGTCGCTCTCACTAGCTCCTTATCGCTGTCTTTAAGCATCTTATTCATTTTCCGTAAGTAGTATGTGTTAAGTGTCGTCATTTTGGCCACAAATCTGGAGAACACTTCTTTTTTGCTCATCTCCAAGCTGAACAAGTCTACTCTTAAACCTTCATTTCGTCTTAAAGCTCTATCAATAAGATTGATAGTCCAAGCACTCTTTCCGACTGATGGACGAGCTCCGACAGTAATCAGCATTCCAGGGCCGATGCCTCCGCCTAGAGCAGCATCTAATCCACTGAATGTCTTAATGCCGTCTTCAATATCATGCTCAAGCTCATACTCGAATTGCTCGAATGTTTCAGCTAGATCACCAACATTCTTTTTGCGTGAGAGCTTAGAAATTGCATTCAACAGTTCTAACATCTCAACTTCAAGCTTCTTAGTTGGGAATTCTGTATGTTCTGCTTTTACTTTTTCCAACTTAGCTCTTAAATACTCATGATGTAGCTGATTAGCTAGATAGTCTAATCCACTTGTAGTCGCGTTCGCTTGTTGCAGGGCCATCAGATACTCATATCCGATAGTCTTATCTTTTAATTCAGCTCTTAATTTAGCGAACAGCTCCATCAATCCATCTAAACGACTGCCGTTATTATTCAAGATTTCAAAGATCGTTTTGAAATTGTTATCCGTAAACCACTCGGCTTGCAGATATGTTGATTGTGCTTTGTCAAAGTCGTTCAACAATGCTGCTATGATTGATTTTTCTAATTCGTAGTTATTCATATCAACCCTGCCATTCTGAGCCATATATTTCTCTCATCTTATCTGCTACTGATTGGCCAGAAGTTGCTTGCTGCACTCTTGCTGGGGCCTCGTTTAAGTAGTCCTCGAACTTCTCGCTGAATAGCGTTCTTGGTCTTAGATACTGATTCATCTTCTCGTTATTCAGCCATTGCTTACACTTGATATCAATTACTCTCTCAAAGTCTTCAACTGTGAATCCATTGTCTAGCAGCTTATGGATTAGCTGTGCTGTCTTCTTAGTCTTAACAGAATACTTCTTACCTGTACGATGATTAAGATATTCAATTATTTTGTTAGTCTCTTCAGTCCATACAACCTTCTTCGGTTTCTCCTCGGAGACGTTATTATTATTCTCTGTAGTAGTCTCTGTGTAGTCTCTGGTATTGGTCTGTTCGTTTTGAACAGTTCCATCTGTGCAATCTGAACAGTACGTCTGTTCATTTTGAACACATCGTCTGTTCACTCGTTCATAGTTGATTGTGTACCATTTTGTTTTATCGAATTTTTTCTTGTTGAAATTTCCTACTTTCACTAATTCTTTCTTTTCTAAATTTCCTAGAATCCGTCTGATTGTCATTGCTGACCAGAATGGGAATTCTAATTGCCATTCCTCTAGAGTTTTGTAAAACCAATATTCTTGGTTAAACTCGTGTGTGCTTTTTAATAACCAGTAATGCATTTGTTGTAGCATTATTGATTCATTTAAACCTACCTCTTTAGCAAGTGACGGTAATACCTGTAGAGGCGGTTCGTTAATTAATAAACTACTCATTGCTTTTTCCCCTCACCCGTGATACAATTTATATGTGTGTATGACGGCTGTTTTCAGTCGTCTTTTTTTGTGTCAAAATTTCTTCTGCTAAATCCAATGCGTCTTCTTCTGTCCTATGTCTAGTAGTAAATTTGGTATTGGTATTGTTTGATGACATAGTAAGGATAACCCTATCTACATTAGGCATTAATGTTCCAACAGTTTTATTATTAACGACAATATCTGTTAATCGATTGTCGAATAAATTAACTAATAAGCTGTACATTGCTTCATCTCATTTCTGTATAATTTTTGTCTCGTATCGAGTTGTACTTATCATGAGCTTGATTAGATGCTCCTACCCACAAATGCAGAAATACGATCATTCCCAATGCTATTAATGCTGTGTATCCTAAAAATTTAAAATACTGCTTAATAAAATTCTTGTTAAATTCTCTCCAATATGTCTTTCGTCTTAGTGTTCTTGACATTTCTACTTTATCCATCTTTTTCTATCCTTCCGTTCATCCCAAACTTTCTGAATATCTTCAATATGATCTGATTTGTATTTATATGGTCGTGTATCCGTTCGTCTTGCAGAAACAACTACAGGATGATTTCTCACATCGCTCTTAAGCCATGAACTTGGACTTGTTCCAAGCTCTTCGCACAACTCTTCAGTTGTTAACCATCTAGAATTTTTTCTTCGTTCAACAAATGGTCTTATAATTTCAACGAACTTTTCCGGATTTCTTTTTACTACTTCCAAAAATATTGGCTCGTAATAATCAAGTGTTGCTTGTTCCATAATTTCTCCTTTTAATTTTTGTTTAGTTTCTCCTTTAACTCTTGCTTCAAAATCCATAAAATCATCCAACATAATCCTAATGAAATGATTGTTACCGTTAGTGCGATTTTACTCAAAAACATGATAGCTACAACTAAAGAAATAAATGCGACGATACCTAAATATCCTAATCCCGTAAATAATTCTGGATTTTCATCTATAACTTGTTTAACAGCTAACTTTTTTTCCACATTCTCACCTCATTATTCTTCAATTTTCACTAAACTAGCTGTAATATCGACGACTTTTATATTTTCAATTTTTTCTAAAGTTTCTTGTAATTGCGCTGTTTGTTTAGCAGCGTCGACAAGTAGTTTTTTTAACTCTTGTAAATTCTCTAATTCAAATTTGATACCTAAACCTGTAATCATTTTTATTCTCCTATTTCATGTTTTTTCATATTGTTGCAAACCTCTTTCAATCCTATAATTGGACTTAGGAAAGGAGGTGTTAAATGTGAGTATTAATACGTCTTTAGCTGAAAAGTTATCTTTACTGTATGTTCAATCTCGTAAAGAATTATCGGAAATGAATCGTCAACAAATTTTTGATATGTATTCCGAATCTTTATCTCAATTTAGCGAATTTATACAAGAAAAAGGTAAAGTTCACGAAAAAAAACTTTTCAATAATTTTTTTGAATCTAATGAAAATTAGACTAAGTACTTCATAACTTCTAGCCATTCACAAGCTGTTTTTGATAAAAGTGCTAGTTGTTCTGGTGTGATATTTTTTTCTTTAGATTTTTCTAGTAGATACAAAAAATGATCTCTTAAAATTCCTCTTAAAGGGTCTAATTTTGTATCTTCTTTTTTATTGTTTTCTAAACTCATTTTTTTATCTCCTTTTTTCGTTTTAAACTTTAAAAGTTACTTTGCTATTTTTTAAAAAAGAATCGGCTTCATTTAAAATGGCATCAAATAGTTTTTTGATTTCTCTATAAGATAATTCGCTGTTATTAAGCATACTCGATATTTTCCATTGTACTTTTCTCATCTTTTTAACCTTTGAGATTCTTAATTCCCTTTCTTTTGGGTCAACTGCAAATTGTGGGTAAATACCATAAGTTTCAACTTCTTTATATCCCATTCGTATTACCTCCTATAATGTTGTTAAAGTTTTGAAAATTATTGTTTTTTTATAAAACCTTCTTCTTGAGATATTGGTACAACTTTTTGCCTGTATATCGACCAAGAACAAAAGAGAGAACACAACTTAATATGTCTAGTAATGTTTTATGACTCATGATTAATCTCCTTGTTTATTAATCCAATTTTCAAATTGTTCCACCGACCATGATTCAATTTTGATTGAACGTTCGTCTGACTGAATCACCAATCCATTTTCTGAAAAGCTAAAAGATTGGTTAGTGTTTAGGGTATCTAACAACTCTTTGTTAGGTGCCTTTTTTGATTCCATTCTCTCACCTCCTGTTTCATGTTTTTTTCATATTGTTGTAACCTTCTTTTACGCTTGAGCATTATTGTTTGAGCGCATTTTTAATTTCTTTTAGTGCATCGACGTAACTTATCAATTCAATAACGTTGCCGATTTTATAGGAGTCAATAACTTTTTTGTTAATAACGTAATAAAGCGAAAAAGCTCCGTTTGTTTCAGTGATTGAAACTTTAAGTTTTCCATAAGGAATTTCAGCAAAATTCGAACCTATAAAAGATTCAGGAAATTCTTGTTTTATAAACTCTTTAGCTTTTTCCCAGGCTTTATAAGATTCTTTCCGAATGTCTTGAATAGTGATTTTTTCCATCCTCTCACCTCCTATTTATTTCCTTTTTTGTTTAGTGTATTAAACTTTATTTTAAAAAAATTTTCTGGATTGGAGTATCTAATGCACGAGAAATTTTTACAATCGTTTCGATGGTTGTGTTCTCAACACGCTTTCCTGATTCTAACTCTGAAATAATACTTCTGCTAACTCCAGATTTTAAGGATAGCTCTTCTTGAGACATATTCAACTCTTCTCGTCTTTGTTTTATATTGTAACTAACACTCATTTAATCCCTCCTCTCAGTTCATTTTTAAGTTTAATACAGTAAACTATTTGTGTCAAGTATATTAAACAAAATATTTTTATATTAAGCAGTCCTTCAACTGCTTAAATAAATTCTATCTTTTTTCATCTCTACTAATCCATATAAACGCTAGTAGGACAAATAAAAATGCACTGATACCTTGTAGCATAATTTCCACATTCATGATATACTAGCACTATTGAGGAGCTAAGCTCCTCAGTGCTAGACGGCTGAACAGCTTACTTAATTTCTCTTATGCTTGCGTGCTTTCTGAGAATTTTGAGGCTGTTCTTTTTGTTTACAAACTTTTATCAAGCTTGCAAGACCCACTAGGAAAGTTCCTAGTGCCGTTAGAAGTTCGCTGACTTCTTTCATCACGTTCTCCTTTCTGTTTCGTTAAGGCTTAATCAACCTTACATATATAGTTTAATATATTAAACATATTTTGTCAAGCAAATTAAACAAAATACTTTGTAAATTTGTTTAATTTATTATACAATCTATTTAAGAAAGAGGTGTTCTATATGAGATTAGAAGAGCGTATTAAGCAACTAAGAATTAATAGAAATATGACAATGCAACAGTTAGCAGATTTATCTAATTTAACTAAAGGATATATTTCAATGCTTGAAAAGGGCTTAAATCCTTCTACTAAAAAGCCGATTGTTCCTTCATTAGAAACTGTTCAAAATCTTGCCAATGCGTTTAATATGCCTTTAGAAGAACTTTTAGACGGTGTTGAAGGTAATGTGTCTCTCGATCGAAATGATTCCATCATGACTATCTACACCCAACTCACTACCACACGACAAGAACGCGTATACAATTACGCAGAAGAACAATTAAACGAGCAGAATGGACAAATACAAGAAGATAATATAATTCCTATTGTTTTTGGCCGTCAATCTGCAGCAGGCTCTATGATATATGTTGATGACGTGGATGCAGAAATGGGCGTACTTCCCTCTTCCATCGTTCCTAATGGTGCCAATGAACTGGTTCAAATCACAGGAGATTCTATGGAGCCAATTATAAAAAAAGGCTCTGAAGTATATTTAAGATATCAACCAACTGTAGAAGATGGTGAGATTGCTATCGTTCGAGTTGAAGACGAAGGAGTTACATGTAAATACTTATTTAGAGATGGTGAAAACATTGTTTTAAAATCAGAAAATTCTAAGTATGATGATATCGTTGTGGATGCAAATAAAGTTTCAGTTATTGGGAAAGTGTTGATTTAAACGTAGACAAGGAGATAATAAAATGGAATTAGAATTAAATGACAAAGAAGCACAAAGATTAATAAAAATGCTTAAACAGGCATTGCAAAAATATAACATTCAATTGAAAGAAACAGACCATGGAGAAATTAAATTTGTTGGTTTTGGCGGAGTAAAAAATGGCGAATTTAAACTGATTTATAAATGTTCGCCTGAAAATAAAGTGTTTCAATTTATGGAATGTAAATATTATTATACTTTGTTTCGTATAAATCTTAATTCTAATTTTCATAAAAATGCTGATGGTACAAGAGTTTACGGAAATAGAATTAATATATTTTCAGAAGAAGAATTTATTGAGAAAGGCGATGGTCATACTTACTGCAGAGCTTATGCTTTACCTTTTGAAGATATACGAAACTCTACTGACTTTTTGGAGATATTTTCTGATATTTTAAAATACGCAAATATCATAGTGAAAGATGAAATAAATATTTCTATTCAAAGCAATTTAGTGTAAAATAATAATAAGAATATAAGGAGGTATCAAAATGAATATTAAACAAATATCATCAGACTATTTTAATTTTATTACTGAAAATACTAAGTTTGTTCGTTCCACTTCGAATAGTTTAGAAGTTGTAACACCATTCGTTGATGCCTTTGGAGATGGAATTTCGTTTGTAATTGTCCATTCAAACAATTACTACACAATTACAGATCGTGGATTTACGATATGGAACTTAAAAAATTATGGAATTGATTTATTAAATAAAAAATCTAATCGATATCGTATTTTAGATTCTTACCTTCGTTATTCTGGCTTTTCCTTAATGAATGAAGATATATTCAAAAATGTTGATGGTAATCAACTACCACAAGCAATCCACGATATGACGCAATTGTTGATTAACTTATATGATTTTATACTTGTGTCTAAAAAAAGAGTCCATAATTTTTTCTTGGACGATGTCAAAAACTACTTCGCCGAAAATAGAGATAAATATCGATATTTTCAAGATTTTTCTGTAGAAGGGAAATCTAAACTAAATCATAGAATGGACTTCGTTTTTCTAAACGACTCAGGAACTAAATTAGTAAAAGTTCACAACGAATTAAATACACAACAAGTTAACAGCACATTAGTTAGTTGGCTAGATACCATTGACAAACGTAAAATTGATTACGATGGAAATGAATCGTTATCTTTAATACTAAGCTCCGATGGATTTAAACGAATCTCAAGCCAACATACAACAGCTCTGCAAGAATATGGGATTCAAGTTCTAGATTTTGAAAATAAAGACAAATTAGTTAAATCTTTCTCGAGTAAATAGCCATCTTTTGGCTATTTATTTTTAAACAAAAAGAACATACGTTTGGAACAGGTGATGGAAATGGCATCTATATATAAACGTGGCAAAACATGGGCATACAAGGTTTATTATTATGAAAATGGAAAGCAAAAAGCTGTTTCAAAAAGTGGTTTTAAAACTAAGGCTGAAGCAAAAGATGCATCTATTTTAAGAGAAAATGAAATGTTGCAAGGAAAGAACTTTTCTAAAGAAAGAACGTTCCTTGCGGATTATATGGAGAATTGGAGAAAGCTATACAAAGATGATGTTGTGTCATTAAAAACGTTGCAACAAATCCGGATAGTTACTAACTATGTTAGAGAAAACTATAATTTAATGCTCAAAGATATAACACACGAAAATTATCAAGAGTTTTTAAATACTGTTGCGGAAACACACGCCAAAGAAACTGTAAAAAAGTACCATACATATGTTAAGGCAACATTGAAGTATGCAGTAAGAACGAGTGTGTTAACTATTAATCCTGCCGAAGGAGCAATTTTAAAAGGGGTTAATTCTAAGACAAAGAAGGAAGAATTGAAATTCTTAAGCTTAGATGAATTCAAAGCACTTGAAGAAGCTCTAATTAGAGATATCAGAAGTGATTATACAACACGTTACATAATATTGTTTAGTATGTATACTGGGGCACGATTTGGAGAATGTCTTGGATTAACTTGGGATTGTATAGATTTTGAAAACGAAAAAATAAGAATAGAAAAAGGATTTGATTATCACTTTACAAATGATTTCACCGAAGGAAAAACAAAAAGCAGTAAGAGAACTATTGATATTTCAATAAAATTGCTGGATTGGTTAAAAGAACTTCCACAAGATCATTCATTTGTATTTGAGAGAGTTAGCAACAATGCAGTTAACAAATCTTTGCAAAAAGCACTAATCAGAGCAAAAATTAAAAAGCAAGTTACATTCCATGCGTTAAGGCATACTCATGCAAGTATTTTACTTTCTGAAGGTGTTCAATTACTTACGGTTAGTAAGAGATTAGGGCACGCTGATCCAAATATAACATTACAAACATACGCACATATTTTGGATGAAATGAAAGATTCTGAATCAGATAAAATCAAACAAATATTTTAAACACGGAACAAATGCGGAACAAAACTCTTATAAACGTTGATATATCAACAGTTTACACTCCCCTCGGCTCCATTATTGTATGTTTTAACTTTAAAATAACAACTTATATATATTTTCATTTCTATTAAGCAGTATATTTAAAATACAAATAATAAAATCAACTTTAAAAAGTTGATTTTTTATTTTTCTTCCTAATCTCTGAATTCTTCTATTAAACTATTCTTATTGGTTTATCTCTATCATATTGTATCTAATATGCTGATTTACCATTTCTATTCACAAACATATTGAAACATGTTTGCATATGTGATATCATGTAAGCGCATCCAGAAAATAACTAATTAATATCTTTAAATTAATCTTACAAGATAAATACTTTCTAATCATTTTTTTGCTTTAGATATCTTGTATATTAATAGTGATTGCTTTAAGGAAATTTTTAAATTTATCCCCGCTAATACGCAAAAATTATTTTTGTATTGCTTTTAAGATTTTTTTTAATGAATATTGTACTCAAAATATGGATGTTATGCTCTAAAAATAAATTTACTATTGCCGAACTAGAATAAACTTTATTTCTAGAATCTGGAACGATTAGTCGTTGGGACACAAGAATCTCAGGAGTTAATAAAGTCCAAAAGGTCACAAAATATTGTGATGTCTCTACTGTTTTACTTGATTATACTGGTATTCCTAAATGGAATACTAACAAAGATTTATTGTTTTTGAGCAAGCTTCAAAACTTAATAGTATCATTATGTCAAATAGTCTGAATAAGACAAATTAAAATTAGATGAAATGATACGAGCATTAATCTGGAAAAGA